CATTATTTACTTCTGTTATTGAACTGTTATCTACCAAAGCTTCTAGACAAACAGGTTTTAATGGCGGCACTTCAAACACACTACCTTCTTCTAATTTAGATTCGTATACTTTGCCGTTATTTGTATCTATCCATTTTATCGAAAAACTACCTGAAGCAACAAACCAATTTTTATGAGTTTTTCTTTGGAAAAATATATCAGTTTTATTTCCTGCTTTTAGAAACATCATATGCTTTGCACCATATCCGTCTCCATTTGCCCATACTGCTTCGTACCCCCAGGAATATTTTTCTACGTTATCGTTCATCTCTGTTCCTCCAAACTAATGTTTCCTGAAATTGTAATCCTATAATCATCTGATGTATAAAATGGATACACACTATGTAACATCTCGCTAGGAAAAATACAAATAGTGTTTTCCCAAGTTTTATCTACTGGTAAAGTTTCTTGCCACATATTTCCTAAGCTGTTTGTAAAATTAAATTCAAAGTGTCCTGCTAACGTTTTATTTGCACCTTTTCCTGGACTGTTTTGTTTTTCGTCTTCTATAAAATATGGTATTTTATGCCATATAACAAAAGAATATACTCCATCGTGATTATGAGTAGGGTTAAATTCGTATTTCTTTTGAAAATTTACCCAAGCAGATTGTAATGTTAAATTAGCTGGTCTATTTTTTAAAACTCTTTGTTTATCTCTAAGATAATTAAAAGCATTTTCATATTCTTGTACAGCAGGCATTAATATAGAATAAAGTTCTTCTAGACATTTTGGGTCATCTGCTAAATCAAATTCTCTTTCAATTTGTCCTATAAGTTGATAATTTACAGGAGTAGAAGTATCGAAATTTTCTTTTATTTTTTTAATTTTTTCAGATGTGTAAGACAGATCATTTTCTTGTAATTCGTGTAATAAATAACCATAATTTCTAAAGTATTTTGGTGTCATCTTTTTTCTCTAATAATAAATCTAAAACTTCAAATACAGTCTGAAGTTTTTTTTGGTTTACTTTACTTGTAAGTGTATTTCTTACTCCGTCATGTAACGGTCTTGGCCATTTTGTAAAACTTACCCAGGCATATCCGTTATGTTCAAAATTTAATTTTGGTAAAAATTCATTTTGAACAATACAAATATAAGTGTGATAGTGAAATAATTCATCATTAGATATAAAAGTTTCTAATGGCATTGTTTTTATTATATCTGGTAAAAACCCTATCTCTTCTTCGACTTCTCTGCGAAGGCCTTCCCACGGTGTTTCTTTATCTTCGTTTGTACCACCGACCAGACCCCACAAATTTTTTCTTTTACCATTATTTCTATGTAAAAAAAGAAATCGTCGAGTATCAAGTGAGTAGAATAATGCACCACTACAAATTATTTTCTTCATAAAAATAATTAGCCGTTGAGGTCAATTCTCCATGTGCCAACTGGATAATCACCTTCTACACTTATTAACCATTCACCGTTGTTAAATCTGTATTGTTGTCCCGTGTTAAGATTAGTAATATAAGTTACTTCGACAATTTCACTTGCATCAAAAATTATTTCCCAAGCAGTGCCTGTCCATTCGATAATGTCATTTGCACTTGCAACTAATTGTGTACCATCAGTGTTTTTCCAAGCAACTGCTGATTCTAGTGCAGTTTCATTACCTATATCATCTAATAACAAAACTCTTGTACCGGTTGTTTTAATATTAGAAGGATTTCTGCGCCTTGGGTCTATAATGTAATCTATACTAGTCCTATCACCAGTAGGACCTGTAATTATATCGTCATCAGGAAAGCTATCCTCATCCCAATCAACTATAATTATTGTTTCGTCTAATTCATTTAGAGCAATTGTACCAGTTAAAACTGCATCTGTATCTAAGCTAGTAAGATAGATTCTGCTCACTCCGCCGATATAGCTTCCTGGTAAATTTTCCATTACTGCACGCCAGCTTGTAGTGCCTATAGATCCTCTACCATATAGTTGTGCTTGATTGCCTCTAATGTATACACCATACTGCCCGTCATTTACATCTGCAGAATGTCTAGCAATATCTGTTTCGGCTCTTTCACCAAATTCACTAGTTAATCTACCAGATTTTGCGTAGTCGTCCCATCTGTTTAGCGTAGCTTGGTCTTCACCTAGATCTATAGTACCTTGTGTTTCGTCAAACATACTTGTAATAATGTTAGTTATTGCACCTAATCGTTTTACTTTAGCTGGCGTACTAATGAAAATAGGAGTAGTAAAAGTAAGTGTAGCAACATCTATTTCACTATCTACTCCTACTGGTATACTCCTATTGCTCCATTGTATGTTATCTAAATTTACTACTGTAAGACTAGTCCAGTCAATATAATTATCTGTAGTTTGTATTTCTAGACTAGGTGTAAAAAATACTAATATTTGTTCTAGTATTTGTAATTTTTGATCTGTACTACTTGCCCATATATCTGCATTTACTCTAAGTAAATAAGGCATAGGCATTAATTTTTCAACAGTATAATTTTTTCCTTGATAGTTAAGATACTGTTGATTTTCGTCATCGTATGCTCTTTCTATAAGATTTGTTTTTTTAACAAAACTAGGATCTTGGATACGATCTCTTTCTAATTCTAATCCTGTTACATAGACACTTATTCTAGGAGCACTAGGTATTTTATTTTCAGAATTTTCTCTAATAATGTTTGCAACCTGTCTTGTTAAATCACCATACATAACAGGAATCTCTGTTAATCCGCCTTTGCCGTCTTGTACAGAAAAGTTACTTAACATTCTAATTATTTGGCTTATATATCGCCTTACTTGTCCATCGTAAAAATATAGCATTAGTTGTCAGCCTTTGGTCTTAATGCTTCGGACAAACTTTGTCTTTCTGGTACAGTCTCTCCGGCAATATCTCTTGTGTTTGTGTTATTTACAAAACTGTGTCTTTGTGTTTGTCTCTCTAGGCTATTAGTTAATGTCATTCTTACATTATCTTCTACTTTCAGCCATTTAGCACCGTCATATCGGAACAGTCTATTAGGAAGAAAATCAGTTCTTAAAAAGTAATCACCTTCATAATTAACTCTAGGAAACTGTATTCCTGCACCATACGGAGCACCATTCGGCGCATCGTTTACACCAACAAGATAACCATTATAAGCACTTCTTTCTGGATTTGCTGCAACTTCGTCTACAGTGTTTGTTAAATTACTTGCATCGACTGTTGTTTGATCAGCTGTTTCTAAATCTACAGTACCGTCTTCGTTATAGGCAATAGTATAAAAATGTGTAGTATCGTATCCGCTCAATGGTGCATCTGCTTCTGCTTGTTGTACCACAGCATTATTAATTTGCATTTCTTTTTCGTAAGTAGATAATACTTCTCTTAGTGTAACATCAGAATCTTCACTAACTGGTAAGTCTAATATTTCTGCATATTCTCTACCATCGTAAATTTGCTTTAATTTTAGTCTATATAAATGTGGGTACCATGTTTGACTAAATCCTTCCGCTGCTCTATTTACATCTTCAATAACGTAAAATCTTTTTAATGCAACATCATAATCATTAAGTGCATATTCGTCTTTGAGATGCGGCAATTCGATTACATCGCCCGGCATTGGTTTACGCCCTATTGTTTTTACAATGCTACGTATATGAACAGTCATAAAAAGAGTATCATTACTTAAAAATAGTCCAAATTGACTAAGATCAAAATCTATATCTTGTACGTTATAAATTGCTCTATGTGAATACACATCTGGATCATATTTTCTATCTCTGTTTTCTAAAAAGAGCAAATCTTGAATGTTAGTTTCTTTAACAGCATCATACTGTGGTTGTGCAGCAGTTGCTTGATCAGAATCAGGATTCACAGGACCTAAGTATTTGTGTATGTTAATATCAGTTCCGCCGATAACAAACATTTCCTCGATTTGTCTGTCTAGGAATTCGTAATCTTTACCACGTTCTGGTTTATATAATGATAGTCTTGGCATATACATATTTATCGTAACGATAAATACTATTGGAGAAGTTTTATGGCAGATTTAGCAACGCAAAAACAGGAAATATTTGAATATGTAAATGCATTTCTCGGCGGAGGAATGGTAGACGTAGAATTAGATCCTGTTCATTATGAAACAGCTTTAACCAAAGCTTTAACTAGATATCGTATGCGTAGTGATTATTCTGTAGAGGAATCTTATATGTTCATGCCTACAGTTGTTGATCAAAACGAATATATCTTACCAAGCGAAGTTATGGAAGTTAGACAAATATTCCGTAGATCTATCGGATCACGATCAGGCAATGGCGGCGGCGGTACATTGTTTGAGCCATTTAACTTGGCATATACAAATACCTACCTACTAGCAAGTTCTAACATGGGCGGATTAGCTACATATGGTATGTTTTCTCAATATCAAGAATTAGTAGGTAGAATGTTTGGATCTTTTATAGAATTTAATTGGAATAGAACTAGGCATATTTTAACCTTGTTACAAAGACCTAGAACAGAAGAAACATTGTTACTTGAATGTA